ACGGTGTACCGTGTCCACTGTTTACCCAAGCCGTGAAATATTCTCTCTCAACCGAGACCTCTGGACGGTATGACGAACGACTCCTCGACTTAACGTGTGAGTATGTTAAAACATACTACGAAATTAATTATGCAGAACCCCGCGATATCGGTGTAAGCCGTATCATCAATGGTTTTAGAAACTTGAAAGGACTGGACCTAACAACATCAGCCGGTCCAAAAATGAAGCTGAAGCACAGAATCCACACAAAAGAGCCACTCTTTATTAGGTGTGGGGAAGATAAGTCTGATAACACGCGTCCATGGTATCAAATAGCTTCAACTGAAGCTGGACGCGATCTCAGGAATGACTACTACAACTACGAAGCAAGTATCGAAAAAGGCGAGCCTATAACATTCGTCTGTAAAGATAATGCTAAAGTAGAGTTTTTGCCCAAGGAGAAAGTCTATAAGGGCAAGGTACGATTATTCAACGAGATAGATCTGTCCATAAATATGCTTCTAAAGAAGTACTTTGGATACATCCTTGAGAGTATGATCACGAACCACGTCGACTGCATCTACGCCATTGGGTATAATCCGTACCTAGACGCCACACACTACAACCGTGAGATGGAGAGAGGTGTGGGAGACCTCATCAGCACCGACTTTGAAGGCCTCGACAAGACCATCCCTGATTTCTTGATCCAACGTTTCGTGCGCACCACACTATACAACAAACCACCTGCAGTTCAAGAGGCTATTGCAAAAACACTTAGCTTTACGATACATAACATGGACGGACATCTTTACACCGTTAATGGTGGTAATGAATCTGGTTCATATGTAACGACAATGTTGAATTGCTTCTGCGTGCATGTGACATCTTGGTACACATTCATTCGCAAGTTTGAACAGGAAAATCTACGTGTACCTACATACGATGAGATTATGACAGGAGTTACCATGAAAATTCTAGGTGATGACTGTATAAGACGCATGGACTTAGGGGTCACATTTGAGGAATTAAAGCAAGACGCCGCACTGTTCAATCTTAGACTCACTCCAGCGAAACAAGACGGAGCACTTTCGTTTTGTTCCCGTGAGTACATAGCAGAAAATGGAATCGTGTACCCGGCACTCAAAAGATCCTCGATTGAAACAAGTCTTTTCTATGTCACCGAGGAGACCCCTGAGAAGATAAATCAAAACGTCAGCGTTGCACTGTTTGAAGCATCACTTCATCCAGAACCAGTCTTCAACGAGATTAGAGCGCGATGCCTGAAATTAATCAGACATTATAATCTAACACCTGAAATGTACACCTACACCCATTACAGAGAATTTTTCAAGATGTACGTTCTTGGCTTCAAAAATTCGCCAGTTTTTCAGGAAACTGGCAACCCAATAAATCAAAATAAAATCCATTTTGTTAATTCTAACACGAAACAAACAAACAAAAATTTCATTATGGCCACTTCATGGTTGAACGACTACCTAAACCGTCACCAATTACATGGACACTACGATGAATCCTATACACCACTAGATGGTGAGTGGATTTGTAACCTCGAAGTGGAAACGCCAACTGCGTTTCTTACCACAGAGGGTAAAGCTACCACCAAGAAAGCTGCTAAGAAATTGGCAGCAGAGGAGCTGAAAAAGACTGCGTCCTTTGAAAGACCAATAGAAACCGTCACAACATGTGATGGCAAGATCTACACACCCGGACGTGACCTAAGAGAGGAGATGCTTGCGCTCCTTAGTAAAATACGCAAGCAGGAGCAGGAAACACTAGTTGAGGAGCTAGATGATTCCTTGAAAGACCTAATGGTAAAATCAAACGCAGATATGTCAACTGAACCCGAGGTTCAAGACGCAGCAGAATTACCATCCCAACCCAATCCTCAACCAACAACTGTGGGAAGTATTCAATTCGACACCAAGTCTTCTATATACCAAGAATTCTTAGATTCCGAAAACGATACTTATCACCCATACATACAGAAGAAGCGCATCGAACTCATGCAGGCTTCTCTGGCTCTGAGTGAGCGAATGGAGAGAACTTTGAAAAACCTGGCGGTAAAGTCTAATGCCGACATACCTATTGAACCAGCCACTATGAATCAGGCTGCTCAGGCGCAAAGTATTTCTGAAGTACCTTCCCAACCCAATCCTCAACCAACAGCTCAGGTACCCGCTATGACATCTTCTGGAGAAGATGTTATAGCCAGCGTCGCTGGAGCACAACAACACCAACTCAACCCAATTGGAGCTCCTGATATGACAACTGTGGGAGGCATTCAATTCGATATCAAGTCTTTGATACACCAACAATTCCTAGACTCTGACACCGAGATTGAAATAAACGCCGATTTGCCAGCTGGATCCATTATTGCTCAGATACCCTATGCCATCCGTAATAACCCATACATAAACAACTATATCCGTGCCTATGGGTCACTCCACGAGCGTTACACTGGATCCCTGTTATTCTGTATCGTAGTGTCGTCTTGGGCTTACAGTTCAAGCACCACGCTGCAACGGAACCTAATGGGCTGGAGGAAGTGGATCACATCCGAAGGAACCATTGTCTGCTTTGGAATGACAACTGGAATTGTAAAAGGACCAGGTAAACACCCTGAAATTGTAGAAGCTTATAGCTCATTCACAACAATTGATGGTGTGTCCCAGCAGTACCCAATCCTTCAAATAGAAACCGCTGGTGGTTATACCTCCACAGCGCTGCCAGAATTGCCCACCAACTACCGCCTACTTAGAATCACTGATATACCACCAACAAGTGTGGTCATTGAAGGTTTCCGAAACCCGACTGCTACCGACAACGCAACTCTTCTTTCGATTTTTGCCCAATACAATGACCTACCAATCACGATGTGCCCTCAGTTTTCCATAGTCGACAATAGATCCGTCTCGACCATCTTGCGTGTCCGTTATCTTCAAGAGTACAGGATTTTCGTGGTAGCTGTGAATGCACCCCAGGCTTACCAAGTCATCCCACAAGAAACGCGAAACATGACAATATCAAAGGTGTCAATTGTTGAGCGAACCACCGATTTCCAAATCACAAATACGGACACATTCGTCAACAGAGAAGGACCTAGCTTTACCTCCGTTTTGACATCACCCGTACGAGTTAAATCCAATGCTTGGATGGCGCTCCTAGGTGGTGGATTATCTGGAGTTGGCCAAGGCTTCTCCCAAATGGCACAACGCGACCACGACCAGAAGATGCAAGAGAATCAGTTTGCTCACAACCAACAGATGCAACAATCTGGATTTGGACATGACATCCACATGCAGGGTAACATGTTCAACTTCAATCGTGAAGTCCTAGCTAGTCAGCAGGACTTTGCAAAGATGATGCAGCAGAACAACTTTGACTATGGCATGCAACATCAAGAACGCGAGTACCAAAATATTCAACATACCAATGCCCTACAATCGCAAAATAGGTTGATGGAGCGTGGGCTATCTGCTCGAAGTTTCACACTAACTTCAGCTATGCCTGGCACTTCATTTGCTTAGACTGTGACTACTATACGCGCCGCACTTGCCCGATGTAAACCGAAAGGTGAAAAGTCATAAATGTGCATCCTATATTAATCACCTCTAGAGTGTGTTAAGGACGAACACTTGAGAGTAATAAGTCTTAAATACCTATAAAATTTATCCTCC